GCTGACACGAGCAATATATCCGATGGTCTTTTCGGCATCGGGTGTGACAGAAATTAAACTTACGTTCATCTACGATTTGGTTTTGGTTTAGCAGGTTTCTTTGGTTTGTCAGCAGGATTAATCCACATGTTAGGTGCGACTCTACCTTGTGCTTGAGTAAACTTTATAAAGTCTTTTTTATACAGATCATAATAGTAATCAAAAAGATCTACACATTTTGAAGCAAGAGATATATCATATCGTTCTTTACCATCTACCTTATACTCTATGAGATAGGCAGTGTATGGTAGTGACCTGTCCTGTGCATCTTTTGGATCACAGTTTTCTTTAATGACTTTCATTTACTTCTGTTAATACCCCACTTGATTTGTGGGAATGCTTCTCCTATTACTGCTTTAGTAATCCTCTTGTACTTTGTAGCAAGAGTCTTATCTTTTACCAAACAAACAAGTTCTGCTTCTTCACCAGATAGTCCTTCTAATAGTTGAACGAACAGTGATTCTCTTTTTAGACTAGGGAGTTTGTCTGCACCACCTTTTATAAAGCGATAAAGACCTTTATACTCTTGCTCTAAACGAGTATGATCTGTCCCTACAGGGGCATCATTAGGTGTGTAAGGTACTTCACCCTCTGGTACTGCAGAGATAACATTCTCATCAAAGTTCCATATTAATATAGAACGTAGTGCTTGACTGTTATGTTTGTGAAGGAGAGCAATTTTCTCCTTCTTTGTTTTTGCGTTAGATACCTTTCTTAGTATCTCACTTAGCAGCAACCTAGGGTTGCTGTTATCCATGTTTCTTGTTGCCATAATTTTGATAATGAAATCAGTCTACTTCGTCGTCATCCTCATCAGTTATATCGGGAGGTGGATCCCATGGTGATGTAGGTCTGACGTACATAAGTTCATCGTGAATAATGTTACCATCTTCATCTAGCATTTCTGGATGAGTAACAGACTTTGCGTAAGCAGCATTTTCAATGTAGTCTTCTACATATCCTTTTGCCAACCATGCTGTCGTGATACCTATGATGAATGCTCCGATAGTAACTAGAACTACTAGTGCTATTAGCATTTGGTTCCCCCTTGGTTAAATGTTTACTTGGAAACCAACCTCCTATGTGTGAACTAATATTATTTAGTCCTTTTTCTACGTCCTGGTCTTTTGAATAATTCGTATTTCCATGCATCTTCTAGGATACCATAGACATACTCCTTGATCTTTCTTGCTCTAGGTTTTCCTAGATGACCATACGCTTCTCGGAGGTATTCATTTTTCTTGCCACCTTTTAGATAACCTTCAAGGTCATCAACTAGAGTACCTAGTGAGATGGCAGTGCTTGATTCAATGAACTCTGTGATCTGTTTCCTTTTGATCTTGTTTTGAAGCAGGTAATCATATGCTTTAAAGTAAAACTTATTTTCTTCAAAGGCAGTATCAACTGCTCGGTCAACTAGATCATAGAATTCTTCCATTAGATAAGGTTTTGCTCTTTTAGATATCGGACAGTATCAGTACAACCCCCAAGGTTAGTTGAGTTCAACGTAACCTGAGGGAATGTAGAACCCTGTCCAAATTGATTATAGAATGCTTCTCTCTGAAAGTCAACCCCCAGTTTATATTCAACATAATTATATCCCTTTCCTTCTAGTACCTGCTTGACTGATGTACAGTATGGACATCCATCTCTTGTGTAAACTGCGAAATTCATAGTGCGTTAGAATAAAAAAGGGGACTTGCGTCCCCTAGGTTTACCTTATATATTAAGGTTTAGAAAGTGAACTTAACACCTGCTTTAGCACCCCAGTCAACGTCATCAACGTTAGTTACTGCAGATAGTTCTCCGTAGAACTTATCATAAGAACCACCAACATAACCGATGAACTCAACGTCACCGAACTCGTCAGTTGACTCTGTGTGAGTTACTACAGGACCACCAGATACATAGTATCCAATACCACCTTCAGCACCTGCTGTTCCTTCGTATCCTACTACAGTCTCGATTGAACCTGATGTATATGCTCCGTCTGGATATGAACCACTTGCTTCAATATTAACATATGGACCTGCAAACGCAGCACCAGAGAATAGAAGAGGAGTTGCAGCAAGTGCTGCGATTGTTGTTTTGATCATTTTTGTTTTTGTGTCTCGCATAGGGCATAAAAAAATCCCTTGCGGATGGTAGATCCCCGACATGGGATCCATTTACATACGCAAAGGGTTACGATCTTTCGAGTCCTTTGTATGATACTATTTAGTATAGCATTATACTGCCTCTTTGTCAAGTGTTTTCTTTTCAGCATTCTTTATCATCTTCACATAAGCAATGTCTGCCTTGGTGTAGAGTGCTTTATTCTTCTTGCGTGCTTTGATTATTTTCTTGCACTGTTTTAGTGTGTCGTTTACTGTCATGTCTTAGTTGTTCTAATTTTTGTCTGGATTCTATTAGCATCTGTGCAGTTTCCATTCTACCTTCATAGTATTCATCAACATTTAATTCTACATTTATAATGTCTTCTGGGTTTACTATTGGAGTAAACTCTGCATCAGCATCACCTAGTATCTCTTTGAGTTCTTTAGGTAAGTTTTCATTTTTAATCTTTGGTAGTTCCATTATGTCGATGTTACTGCGTACCCTGTTCCTAGTCTAGTATGCCATATTAGATTGCTTGATGTCGTAGTATTTGATACAAGGTCTAATGATGTTGATACTATTGTACCACCTAGTTTCAATGTATATGCTACTCCACCTGGATTGTTTGCCCATGTGTCCACTGTACCTGATGCAGGTGCATTATTAGTTACGCTGATGCCTAACGTGTGAGGACCTGTGCTTACTGTATTGATATTTATACTAGATGTAGTTGTGCTAGACACTGAACCAATACTTGCTCCATCCCATGTGAATGATGCTGTACTATCTGCAGCAACTTCTAACACATAGTTACCTGCTGTTTCTACATTGATAGAAATTGATGTTGTTTGTGCTGACCCTGATGTAGGATTAGTATTAGATGGGAATGCAGCATAACTGTTCATGAACGTAGGCCATGATTGATGTGGTCCTGCTCTCATCCATGATGCTGTTGTCTGCTCATAGCATGCACCACCTCTACAAATTTTTACATACCATCCACCTGGATTATCACCATATCCTGTACCACCTGCATCATTAGTACAGGTAACAACCATCTGCAATGTACCTGCGTTCAATGATACAGTGTTTGAGTAGGGTGTAGTATAACTTCCAGACGCAAAGATACCACCAGTCGCAGGGTTAAAGTTTGATAATGCTGTTGATGAACCACTTAAAAATATCTTCATCGAGTTATCAGCACCACCAGTGATTGTATATGAATCAGTGGCAGGGATAGGAATATTATATGTGACCGTTTGTGTTTGACCTGCAAAGTTACACGATCCATTGTTCACCCATACAGCATACTTATTACCTTCTGTGCTCCATGAACTCTCACTGTAGACAGGGAAAGTTACAGGTGTTGATCTCTGTGTCCTAGTATAAGTTGTTGAGGTTCCATCTGGATTGAATCTAGTGATAGGTCTGATATTAATATCGGCATCAAAGTCAACGCAAGAAGTTGATGTTACTTTCGGGACTACAACTCTTGGACTAAATCTATCAAAATTTGGAGCAGTGAATGGTATACCTGCAGTTGGATAAGGATTTGTAAATATTAACTCACAATCAAATGGTGCACCATCAGCATCAGTTTTACACATCTTCTTCCATAACTGTGGCATGTCTGGAAAGTATTGATTAAAATACTTTGTTTCCTCTGGGTCTTCTGGATTTGGTACAGGGTTTGCATCAAGAAACAAAGTCCTCTCCTCAGGAGTTACTTCTCCTGGGGGTACATAAACAGGTGGTGTTGATGGGTTCACACCTGAGTCACAGATTGGTCCGAAATATCCTTCGGGGTAATAATAAGACACAAAAAAAGAGGGGTTCTATCCCCTCTATTTATCTCGAACGAGAATATTTATAATGCATTACCACGAGGTAATACCTCTTCTGGGAACACGAAGTTCTCATGAGGTTGGTCAACAGATGACATCCATGCTCTCATACCTTCGTTTAAAAGAATGTTCTTTGTATAGAAAGTCTCGAACTCTGGGTCTTCTGCTGCTCTTATCTCTTGAGATACGAAATCGTATGCTCTTAAGTTAAGTGCTAGACCTACAATACCGATTGATGATGTCCACATTCCCATGACAGGAACGAACAACATAAGGAAGTGTAAGAATCTTTTGTTTGAAAATGCTACACCAAATATCTGTGACCAGAATCTGTTAGCAGTAATCATTGAATAAGTTTCTTCTTCCTGTGTAGGATCAAATGCTCTGAATGTAGAACTCTGAACCTTTCCATCTGTGTAGACAGAAGTATCTTCATACAAAGTGTTCTGTACTGTTGCACCATGAATGGCACATAGTAATGCTCCACCAAGTATACCTGCTACACCCATCATGTGAAATGGATTAAGAGTTATGTTGTGGAAACCTTGAA